CTAGAACTTGCAGCACGTAGAGATTCAAACGTCCTGGAGACGGCACGCCGCTGCGCAGAGCTGACACTGCCATACCTGCTCACCCGATCCGGTACAGCCGAAAGTCAAACTCTACCTGAGACCTGGCAGAGTGTGGGGGCAAAGGGTGTAAGTGTGATGGCCTCAAAGCTTCTGCTTGCCATTATGCCTCCAACTACGAGCTTTTTCAAACTCCAAATCAGCGATGGGGAGTTTGTTAGGGACCCCCAGACGAATGCTCAGATCAAGTCTGAGATTGACCTTGTACTGTCACGGACAGAGAGGATCGTCTTGCAGCACATCAACGAAACCCAAGATCGGGCGAAGTTGTTCAGCTGCTTCAAGCACCTTGTAGCTACAGGTAACGTCCTTGTCTACATGCAGGATGACGCTGACCTCAAGCTGTACCCTATCAATCGATATGTGGTTGATCGTAGCGGAGGTGAGAAGCTCCTTGAGGCCTTGACTGTTGAGGTGGTCAACCGGGACACCCTGCCCCCTAGCTTCCATAGCCAGGACAGGGATGGATCCGATAGGCCCTCAGGCCCCTCTACAGCCGCCTCCACGCCCATCAATGAAAATGAGGTGGAGGTCTTCACCTGGGTCAAGTACGACCCCGCCAAGAAGCTATACAAGTGGCACCAGGAAGCTGACGACAAGGTGATCCCCGGCACTGATGGTCAGGCCAAGGAAGACGTATGCCCGTGGCTTGCTCTTCGCTTCAATGTGGTTGATGGGGAGGACTATGGCCGTGGCCGAATCGAGGAGTACCTTGGGGACCTGAGATCCTTGGAGAGCCTCACTCAAAGCCTCGTAGAGGGTGCTGCGGGCTCTGCTCGGATGGTGTGGTTGGTAAGCCCTGCCTGTGCCTCCTCACCTGAGCTGCTGGCCCAGGCCCCCAGCCTTTCGTTCCAGGTTGGTCGGAAAGATGAAGTCACTGTGGTTCAGGCTGGCAAGGCGGCAGACCTGGCAGTGGCCAAGGATCGGATCGAGGCCCTCACGGCTTCTCTATCTGAAGCCTTCCTTATTTTTACCCCCCGTCAATCTGAGAGGACTACAGCCGAAGAGATCCGTGCTACCCAGCAGGAACTCAACGAGCAGCTTGGTGGTAATCTCGGGGTGCTGACTGTAGACCTCTTACAGCCATACCTAGCTAGGAAGATGTTCATCCTTCGCAAGAAGGGGATGCTTCCTGATCTCCCAGAGAATATGGTGATCCCTACGATCATCACCGGTATGGATGGCATTGGTCGTGGTCAGGATCGAGAGGCCCTGATCATCTTTGCCAGAACTCTTCAGGAAACACTTGGACCTGAGGCTATGGCTCAATACCTCAAACCTGAGGAGCTGATCAAACGTCTAGCTGCGTCTGTCGGGATTGATGCCCTTGGACTTGTCAAGACGGACGAAGAGAAGCAGCAAGAGAAGCAGCAGGCCTTCCAACAACAAGCCGCTCTCCAAGATAAGCAGAATGAACCCGCACTCGCTAAAGTAGCAGTAGATGCCCAACAACTACAACAGAACCAAGCCAATGCCCAGAGTACGCCAACAGCCTCAACCGGTGGAAGTTGAAGAGCAGCGAGCACGTAATGAGGAGGGTGAATTTGCAGGGGATGACCCTAGCACCCCTGAGGTCAACGAAGCTTACGATCCTCCTCGTCAGATTACTGGTACTCAAGGTGTACTCAAGTCGGAAGCTAAGCCCAAGGCTGGATACATCAAGGCTGCTCGAAAGTCTGTGACCAGCATTGGCTTCGGCACCACCAAAGTCTACAGCGTTTCCCCTCAATCCTAATTCATGGCTATCGAACTTACTGATACAGAAAAGGCTGCCCTTGCCAAGGGTGAAGAAATTGAAGCCGCTGAACGTGAGCAGGAACAGCAGACGTACACCAAGGCTCGGGAGGACTCAGAATCTGAGCTGAAGTTTGCGGGGAAGTTCCGAACGGCGGAAGACCTGGAGAAGGGTTACCTGGAACTTCAGAAGAAGCTTGGGGGCAAATCCACAGAGTCATCCGAAGACGAGATCAGCGAAGAAGAGCCCGAGACTGCGGAATCTGAAGAACAGGAAGCTGAAGAGCCTGAGGAAAAGGAGAAGTCCGTAGAGGCAAAGGAGCCTGAAGTACCTACTCTTTCTGATAAAGATACCCAGGCTATCCTTGAAGCTGTTGGTGGCAAAGACACCTACGACAAGGCAATTGAATGGGCAGCCGAGAACATCAGCAAAGAGGATCAAGCCGACTTCAACAAGGTACTTGAATCCCAAAATGCAGCCGCAATCAAGTTCGCTGCTGAAGCACTTGTTCAAAGGTATAAGTCCCAGGCTGACTTCCAAGGAAAGACTTACACTGGACGAGGTGATGCCAACCCTGGAGTCAAGCCATATCGCAGTCGAGAAGAAGTAAACACTGCCCTCAGTGATCCCCGCTATGATCGGGATCCTGCTTATCGAAATGATGTAGCTGATCGTTTGGCCGTAAGCCCTGACGATCTGCTCTGATTGGAAGCTGGTGCTTTATGTGAGGGGTTCGATTCCCCTCCTTTCCTATTGTCGGCCCAACACCTGTGTCTGCGGACATACGTGGTGAGTGGATACCCGGCAGGCCTGTCAAATTGAATACTTCAAGTCTATTCGCGAATGGGCGTCGTCATAAACACTCTACTTACTAAGATAAATGGCTGGAACTTTTGCACCTCCTGGAGTCGTAGGCTTCCAGGGTCAGATTAACAATACGGGCTCTGAGCGTGCCACTTACCTCAAGCTCTTCAAAGGTGAAGTCTATCAGGCTTTCACTAACTCCTTGATCTTCAAGGAGACCATCATGAACCACGAGCTGCGCAATGGGCGTGAGCATCAGTTCATCCACACTGGCCGGATGACCTCCAGCTACCATGTGCCTGGTACGTCCCTCCTGGACAAGGCCGAGCAGCTGCGGGTTGCTGAAACCACCGTGACTGTGGATGACCTGCTGACCTCCCAGGCCTTCATCTACAACCTGGATGAAGTGCTGGCTCACTACAGCACCCGTGGTCCCATCGCCCGTCAGATCGGGCAAGCACTGGCTGAGCGTTACGACCGGATTGTGGCTCGTGTGCTGGTTCGTGCCTCCACCCTTGCCGCTCCTGTGACTGGTGAGCCTGGCGGTTTCCGAATCGCCCTTGGTGACAACAACGAGTATAATGCCCAGGCCCTCGTGGATGGCTTCTTTGAAGCTGCTGCCCGTCTGGATGAAATCTCGGCTCCCAAGGATGGCCGACATGCTGTACTGTCTCCCCGTCAATACTACACCCTGATCTCTCAGGTTGACACCAACATCCTCAACCGGGAGTATGGTGCTCAAGGTGGTAGCCTGAACACTGGTGATGGCCTGTATCAGATCGCTGGTATCAAGATCCGTCAGAGCAACAACGTACCTTTCCTGGGTCGCTTCGGTAGCCCCACTGGCCCCGTGATTGCTGATGGCGCTCTTGCCACTGGTATGACCTCTGCTGGCCAGAACCCCACCAACGGCTCCTTCGGTGAGCGGAACACCTACGGCACGGCGGCCTCGTTCGCCCACACCTGTGGCCTGATCTACCACCGGGAAGCTGCTGCTGCTGTTACTGCTGTGGGTCCCTCCGTGGAAACCACTGGCAGCGACACCCGAGTGATTTATCAGGGTGACCTGATCGTGGGTAAGCTGGCTATGGGCTGTGCGCCCGTGCGCGTGTCCGTGGCTGGTTCCTTCGACAACCGCACCACCATCTCCTGAGTTTGGTGGCTCCTATTCTGCCCTCTCCTCTTTATTGGGGAGGGGGCTTTCTTCGTATGAGTACCTAGACAGGATACTAATCAACATGAACACACTAGAAGCTGTCAATCAGATGCTTTCTGCTGTGGGTGAAGCTCCGGTCACTACGATCGACACAGACAACCCTGAGCTAGGCATTGCGCTTGCTACTCTTAATCAAGTCAACAAGGAAGTGCAAGCTGAACGTTGGCACTTCAACCGTGAGTACAACTACTCCCTCACACCAAATGTAGATGGGGAATTTGTGCTACCTGATAATGTCCTCTTCATCCAAGTCAACAAGGATCGCTTCCCTGTGCTGTTCGACCTGACGGTACGTGCAGGCAAGCTGTATGATCGCAGGAGCCACTCCTTCAAATTCACCACGGAGCAGATCCTGGTGGATGTGGTGTGGGCCTTCCCCTTTGATGACATCCCACTCCCCTTCAAGCTCTACATCACCCAACGAGCTGCACGGGTGTTTGTATCCCGCAGCCAAGGATCCCAAGAGATGGTGAGGCTGGCCAACATTGATGAAGAAAGGCTTCGTGCTAACTGTGTGGCCTATGATGCAGACGAGCAGAAGCTGACTATGGCAGTAGACAGGAACCGAAACCAATACAACAACACCTTCAGCCCATTTGATGCTGTCTGGAGATTCTGAGATGGCTGTAATTCAACAGACCCTACCTCCCCTCATCAATGGAGTCAGTCAGCAGCCTGATTCCCTTATGGCCCCCGGCACTGTTCGTAGGTGTGACAACTTTCTTCCTGATCCTGTTTGGGGGCTGGCCAAGAGGCCTGGATCTGAACTTGTCAGTACCACCTCTATAACTGAGAAGGGCTCCTGGTTCAACGCCACCTTGAGTGAGTCTGAGGATTTCCTACTATTCGTTGGCCGCTCAGGGAACGTCAAAATCTGGGATGCAGCATCTGGTATTGAGCAGACTGTATCCACTCAAGTCACAAGCTACGCATCCCATGGTAAGCAAGGGGACATCGAGGTTCTCCAGATTGGAGACTTCGTGTTTCTTCTAAATAGAACTAAGCGTGTAAATAAATCATCGGCTACTCTTCCAGCTCAAAGAGTCCATGCGTGGGTTTCTGTAGAAGCAGTCTCATACAACACAGAGTATAGGGTCTCTCTTAAGGACAGCGTACTTAACTTGACATTCAGCTATACCACGCCTTCAACTGGAAGCCTGGATG